ATAGTGGTGCATCTGGTGATGAAGAGAGATTCCGTCAAGGCGAAACACTGGAGGTTGTCGGGGGCGTCAACTCTCCTCTGTTGGTCGTCGGCACCGATGGGGTCTCTCTGCCTACATCTGTTACTGTAACCGATCCTGATACAGGCGTAGAGTCTTTTCTAGACAGTCCTGCGATGGGTTACGCTTCTGCTGTTAAGGTAGAAGAAGGCATCTATTTTGTGAATGGATACTTTGTGAGAAATTCCGAGCAACTGCTCGTTATTAACAAATACTACGATCAACCTTCCGCTAAGGTTGGTTTCAAAATTTCTGAAAGTCTGGTAACACCAGAGCAAGATTCATCTCTGTATGACAATGCAAGAGGTTTCTCAAACTTCTCTGCACCTGGAGCACATCGTCTCAAGATTGATCTTCAACTGGTTAAATATGACTACTTTGCTCTAACTGATAGAAACTTCATCCAACTACTACTCGTTAAGAGTGGTGTCATTCAGAAGCAACTCAAAGCGAATGACTTCTCTTTGGTTGAAGCAGCACTCGCTAGAAAGACTTTTGATGAGTCTGGCGATTATGTTGTAGAACCATTCCCTCTGCAAGTTAGAGAATACTACCAGCAAAACGACAACCTTGGTTTCTATACTAAGGATGACAACGATCTTGTCAATGGTCTAGATCCTAACACTGCTGAGGCAAAACTAGTAGGAACCATTGGTGCTGGTAAAGCATACATCAAAGGTTACGAAGTTAAGAACAAAGAGACCAAGTATATTGAGATTGAGAAGGCAAGAGATTCTCTCAAGAGAGAAAATCAAACTCTCAAGACATCTGGTCTGACCTCATTCTTCATCACCAACGTATATGGCACTACACCTCTAAACTCAGAAGGTGCAGAACTGAATGCATATCCAACTGTATTCTTGAACTCTGTATACAATGATGGCACTGTAGGTCTGAATGACACTGAAGCAGATAGTGATGTCAAGCAGACTATTGATCGCCGCGGCCAAGGATATGAAGTAAGTGATGGTATCAAGACTATCTACTGCTCTATTGAGGATGCTGCTTTCAACGCAGATAGTTTCACTGATGCTCTACTGGAGTCTACTATCTCTAAACTGTGGTTCATCAAGACTCGTTCTGACTCTGGTAATACTAATACGTATTCTTATGTTGATGTTCTCTCTTTCTCTAAGGTCAGGAGACCTGAGATCGATGGATCAGGAGCAGCGACATATATTGAACTGACTGTCAAGGGTAATCGTGGTGAACTAGATGTATTCCTACTTGACTACGACCTGACAGATTCTATCAACCTTGTTCGTGAACTCTACAAGACTGAGGTTGAGGTTCAGACAAGGAACTCTCCTCTGTTTGTAATTAGAGACTACAACGAATCTATCACTCCTATTGTAGGACTAGCAAAACCAAAGAACATTGCACTCAAGGAAGTAAGTCCTGGTTTCAACGCAGACACCGACAAGATCGTATCTAAGGGTAAACTGACTGGTGGTGTCGAGAAGTATAACTCTATCTTCGACTTCTCATTCTTTGCTCCCGAGTTCTTCACTCGTCTTCTTCTAGAAGAGACTATCACAGGAGATGAGTTTACTCCTGGTAAGTATGTTTATGGTGCTGTCAGTGGAGCAGTTGCTGTCATTGAAGGTGGCACATCTGCAACATACTCATCTATCAACAAACTGTTCGTCACCATGGTGAGTGGTGTATTCTCTCCTGGAGAGACCCTCTTAGGAGAGGATGGCGGAACCCTTAAGATTGCCGTAGAGAATACCGTTTCTCACTTCATCTGTGTGAAGCGTGGAGACTCCTACAACGTAGGAAACCCTGTGATCTCCCTAGATGGTGTCGAGTATCCTAGAAGTGCCATTGAGATGGTTATCCAGGGGTCTGGTGCTATCTCTAGAGTATATGTCAAAGACAGAAGTGCTGTTACTCAAATCTTCTCTCAACCACCTGTAGTAGAAGTTGGTGGTGTTGACCCACTGCCACTGAACCAAGCAACTATCGTTCCCGTTCTGTTTAGGAATACAGTATATACTTACTCACCTAAGAATGTCAAGTCTCTGTATTCTGCTTTTGGTTCTGGCAACAAGAACAGGTTCTCTGCTGATGTAGAACTAGAGAGAACAGGATATACTACAACCACCTCTATTACCGACTTCACATTCTCTGGAACCAGAGGATACAAGTTCATCGAGTGTAATGGTTTCAATGGTGATGCATCTAGAATTCTTGTTCAAGGTGACGTTGTTCAGTTCTCCGATGTTAATGGTGACGTATTTAAGTATGTCGTCCAGTATGCAACTAGACCTGATGGCGTCAAGAGATCAAGAATCTATCTAGATCGCGCCCTGCAAGCAGATGTTGTCAATGCATCTGTTGTAAACCAGAGACCTCTCATCGAGAATCCAGTAGGAACTCTAGTCTTCCCAACAGGTGATAAGCAGATCAAGTCACTGATTGACTCGTCTGAAGACTCGAAGATTACTTACTACTTCAGAAGAGACTTCATCACTACTGCATCTTCTGGTAGTGGCAACCTAACATTTGCTGCACAACTCCCATTCGGAACACAAAGATTTGCTGAGTTCTCCCAAGAGAACTTCTTGATCACAGTTCTGGATCCTGGTGTTGCAATTCACAATTCTGAACTAGGAGCGGATCCTGTTAATGATCCTCCTACATTGCTTCCATTCACAGGAGCACTCAAGAAAGGTGACGTTGTATATGTCGATCCTTCATTCGTAAGCATCGAACAGTCTGACAGCAACCTGACTGCTGGTAGTGTCACCATCAACTTCCCAGAAAACTACTTTGGTAACATCGACCAGATTAGAGCAGCACTAGAGAACAGAGTTGCTAATCCAGAAGTTGGAGATCCTACATTTGATGTTCCTGCTATCAACTTCCCAACATTGAAGTTGACTGCTACCCTGCAGGTATCCAAAGCAAAACCAAGACTCAAGACTTCCGTTGAGAATAAGCAGATCATTGTTCAGTCTGGTGGAACAAATGTCGTTCCATTTAGAGGACAGGAGAATGGTGGCGAAACCATCCAGATCGTTTCTTATTCTGACGTATACAAACTGAGATATGTCTATGAAGGTTCTGTATCTGCACCTCCTACTGTTGATGCAGGCGGTAACCTAGTATCTGGAACAGATGTAACCGATAAGTATACCTTCGACAATGGTCAAAGAGATACCTTCTATGATACTGCAAGACTAGTTCTGAAACCAGGAGTATCTGCTCCTACAGGACAGTTGATCATTGCTTTCGATTACTTCGAGCATTCACAAGGTGACTTCTGCACGATCGACTCCTATCTGCATGAAGCAGGTGTTACTGAGACTGAGATCCCATCATTCAATTCCTCAGTCAGCGGTCTAGTCTCCCTGAAGGATGTCATTGACTTCCGACCTAAGGTTGACAACACCAACATCCTTCCTGGGTATCAGGACGGATCCTTCCTAGCGCAGAACGAGTATCTATCATTCACTGCAACCTCTGGTATTCCATCCAGCACACCATCCGATGATCTGAACCTACCTTGGACTGTCAAGTATAACAAGGATCAGTATCTCGATAGAATTGATGGTGTATTCCTGAACACTCAAGGTAGTTTCATTGTCAAGAAAGGCAACTCTTCCTTGAACCCATCCAGACCTGAGACGCTTAGTGATTCTATCCCTCTATACTATCTGTATGTTCCTGCATACACCGATAGCTTTAGAGATGTAAGAATCGTTCCTGTTGAGAACAAGCGTTACACGATGAAGGACATCGGTAAACTCAATCAGCGTGTCGAGCGTCTTGAGTATTACACATCCCTAAGCATCCTTGAGCAGCAAGCATTGAATATGCAGATTCAGGATGAGATTGGTCTGGATAGATTCAAGACTGGTTTCTATGTTGATAACTTTGAAACTCATAAGGGAGATATCAAGACTGCTGACTATGCTTGTGCTATCGATGCTCAACAGTCTGTTCTGAGACCACAAGTCAGTGAAGATAGTCTCCTAGTCAAGGAAGTCAACACCAGAGAAGACCAGAGACGAGTTGCTGGTTATGTCAATAACAATGGTGTTCTTTCTCTGCCATTCTCGAACCAGAGACTACTTGGTAACAACTTTGCTACCAAGACTATCAACCCCAACCCATTTGTTGTCCTACAGTATGTTGGTGACCTTTCCGTTGATCCTAACGTTGACTCCTGGTATGACAGAAACACTGTTCCTCTCGTAACAGATAACAACACCAACCTGTTTGTTCCTTTCCTTGCTAAGGATGATATCTCATCTGCATTCAGCAGTCTGTATAACTCATTCCTGGTAACATGGAATGGCACCGAGAGATCTTTCTACAATATCAACGGTCTATCCAAGACTAATGACGAGATTGTTGCAGAAGAGGTAACACCTGCATCTGTTGCAAGTTCTTCTAACATCAGTCCACAGAATAACGAGACTCCTAAGGGTGTATCTACTAAGACGAGTGGTGGTAAGTCTATCGTCAACTCCCTGCAATACTTTGCTCGTAGTATCCCTGTTAAGTTCAACATCCGTAGACTGAAACCCAAGACTGAGGTATTTGTATTCCTAGAAGGTAAGAAGATCAACCGTTGGGTTGTTCCCGATATCAGATTCACTGGAATCCCTGGTAACTCCCTATCTACATTCAATGCTCCTATCATCACTGATGCAAATGGTAACGCAAGTGGCGTTATCCTGATTCCTGCTGGTAAGGCACCACGTCAGGCAACTCAGTGGACAGGTGATGCACAGACCGTCTCTTATGATGATGGTTCTGAGGAAGTCAAGATCACTACTGGTGAGAAGACTCTCAGATTCACATCTAGCAGCACCAATTCAGATAAGGCATCTGTAGAGACCTTCGCAGAAACTAAGTTCTATGCAACTGGTCTGTTGCCTGAGAATCCTGCTTCTATCGTATCCACGAAACCTGCTTACTTCAAGTCTAACGAAGGAACCCAGTTGGTCTCTAGCAATACTGAGCAAGAGCAGAAACCAAATCCACTCGCTCAGACCTTTAAGGTTGAGAACTATGAGGGTGGCGTATTTACAACTGGCGTAGATCTGTTCCTCAGCACTAAGAGCGATACCATCCCTCTCCGTGTATATCTGACTGATGTCAACTCCGAGAAACCAGGCAAGAATGTTGTTCCTGGAACCGAGGTTGTTGTCGAACCTTACACCTATCTGAAGGTATATGTTTCTGACACTATTACTATCCTCAAGGGTGAAACAATCTCTGGAGAGTCTAGCAACGCATCTGGTCCTGTATTGAAGGTTCTTGATAAGAACAACAATGAACTTGCTGTCTCGGAAGATAACGAGATTGTCCTGACCAATGAGCAGGTCTACACTGTTGTTCTTGATAACAACAACGGTATCTCATACGTTCCTGATGAGCGTCTGAAGATCTCCTCCATCACTACATTCAACAACGCAAACAACACTGAGATCACTGCAAGAATTGCTAAGGACTCTGGTGTTGTCTCTGCACTCAAGGTTACCAACGCTGGTGATAACTATGACACTGCTACTATTACTGTTGAGTCTCCAAGTCTACCTGGCGGTAGTAACGCAACTGGCACGGTTGTAGTTTCTGGTGGTCTGATCTATGATTCTACTATCACACTTGCTGGTAGAGGATACACCGAACCACCTTCGATTGTTATTAGAGGCACAGGACTAGGTAACGGCGGAGCAGTTATCGAAGCAGAGATCGAAATCACAGAACCTGCTGTAAGAATGGGTGTTGCTACAGACACCACTGGCGTTGTTCCATCTACAACTCCAACCAAGTTCCACTTCGACTATCCTGTATATCTACAGAACAATACCGAGTATGCTCTAGTTGTCGAGACTGATTCTCAAGACTATGGCATCTGGGCATCCAAACTTGGTGAGACTGAAATCGCAACCAACACTACAGTTACTACTAACCCATCACTTGGTTCTGTCTATAAGTCACAGAACACTGGTTCCTGGGTAGAGGATCTGTTCGAGGACATCAAGTTCACTCTCTATCGTGCTGAGTTTGATATCTCTTCTACTGCTACCATTGACATCACTAACCAGTCACTTGGTTATGAGAATATGGTTAACAATCCTCTGGAGACATATGCATTCGCAAATGCTAATGCAACGTCTGAGTTGTTTAAGAACAACAATAATATCATCAAGGTCAACCACAAGAACCATGGATTTGAAGATGGTAGTTCATATGTGTTCTTCAAGAATCTAGAGACTACTGCTGGATTCACACAAGGAGCACTGAACACCACTTTGTTCAGGGTATCTAACTGTGGTGTCGATTCA